AGCCTTTTTTGTTTTCTTTTTATCGGTTCGTTGTTTTTTTCCCATTATCCCTTACCATCGAGGTACTTTGTCAAATATATAGTAGCATTTCTTATTATACTAAGATTATCTTTAAAATGACCAAGTACTCTGTTACATGGGTGACATAATAAACCACGGACTTCTCCAGTTGAATGACAGTGGTCAACACACAATTCTGAAGAAGGAGCGTTCTTTTGTTCTATATTACATATCCCACATTTATAATTTTGTTGTTCAAGCATTAGTTTATATTGTTCTGTTGTTATCCCATATAGATGTTTTAATGTAGTATCTTTTATTTTGTGTTTATTTTTTTCTCTATATAGTTTATTATATTCTTTTTTGCGTTCTTTGTTAGCCGCATTATAACGTTTTCTTCTCTCCCTACTATTCTCTATCAACTTTTTAGAATTTTTGTGATAATAGGCTCTAGCTTTTATCCTATTAGCTTCCATTCTTTCTTCGTAGGTTCTCATCTATTATTTCCATCCAAATAGCGGGTCAACTCGTCATGTAGATTTTTAACTTCCATGTAATCCATCTGGTTAAGATGGATTGGGCTTATGTGCAGTTTTATTGCCAAAACGAATTCTACTCTTAGCAGACTCTTCACTGACACGAAAGGGTATCAGGAGTGCTTGACCTCCATCAAGCTCGATAGTTTGTGTGAATTTACATTTTGAGCATTGTATTTGAGTGGCTTTTACTCCATGGTACAAATAATTGTCCACTTCGTTCATTACAATACCGTCTTCTACTGATAACCCATAAATCATCTTGTAAACATCTTCATAAGCATGATTTGTGCATTGCTTAGCCATCAGAGCCACATCGTCTTTTTGTTTTCCTTCGTCGCAAAGTTCGAAATATTTACCAAGAGTAGCTGGAGCAAACGCATATTCTTGACCTTTAATATCTACTTTAATTGGTAGTTCTGGAGCCTTGATATCATCAAACTCGAAATCAGTATCCCTTACGTGTTTTTCGTGACTTGCACATTTAACACAGGTGTATTGAACTACCATTTTAGGAGTACCTAGGGTTGAAATCTTCCTTAGGAGTCCAATATAAAGACCATCAGCGAGTGTAATATCCTTTTTATCAAAGGAACATTCCACACCGGAAAGCATAAACTCAAGCGTTTGTTTCTCGTTGAGTCTCTCTTGATTAACTTTTTTGATTTCCCCGAAAGAATAAGCCCGATATTTAATCCAAGCGTCTTTGGGATAGGCTATGCCCCGCGAAGGCAATTGAGGAAGAGATAAAGTGACTTCAGGAATGAAGGCCGTGTTCTCTTTTATTTGATCAACAGGTACATATTGAGGCTCCAATGGAGCCTTGTGTTCTTGTTGCTTGCGCGATTGTGATAATGTATCAGTATTTGGTGAAAAACCTGCCACTTAAACCTCCGGAATATACAACGTTCATGGGTCTATATCCTTGCCCACGATAACAAAGTGTACGTTGTAAGTTACATGGTCTGATGTTCCATCACCAGAAAAAGTAATAGTGCCTTCTGGGTATACCCAGTAGACATTATTTGAGACCACTTCTTTTCTCTGGTTGAGTTTAAGTAAAGTTATTTGTCTAATACTCGAATTTACAGAAGAAACGAACTTGCCATCATTAAAAATTGTTAGATTCATCCAATCCTTAAACCAATTAAGAAGTGAATGATTGCTATCATCTAAGAATGTTACCCTTAACCCTAAAGAGGTAGAGTGCATTGGCACTTTAACTGTATCCTGCGCAGTCTCAAATGAATAAGAATCTACGTGAGATAAGTCCTCTTCAACGTCAATAGCGGGAAACCACTCATTAAATGGTGTTGGTAGAGGAGCACCCTGTGTGGGTTCAAATTTGATATCCCACAGGTATTTAGCTCCCCATTCAACAGCTCTTAATTGCTCGACGTTATTGAGAAATGCCACTAAGAACCTCCAAGGCTATTAAACAGCCGAAGGTCCATCTTCGAAGTAGTCGTATCCCAATACCATCGAAGGACGTTGGATATCTGATTGATCAGCAGCAAGCTGTCCAAGGTCATAATCCTCAAGAAAACAACCAACTAATTTAAATTGCCAAACCGCTTGGTCTTGGTTATTTAGTTGTTCAAGAAGAATAGTCGCTTGAAGTTCAGCTTTAGTGCCTGCCCAAACACCAGTTTTTGATGCCCAGATAGCCTCTCTCCATGCTTTCAGGAAAGATTTGATTTTTGCATCAACAGTTTCCACAAAAGTAAGAGTGATGGTTTGTGAATAGTCCGAAATACCAGGCATCTTAATCTTGTGACCCCTAACAGAAATAGGGATCGCTTGGTTAGTCATCTTAGGCATTTCTGAAGTCTCACATCGAAGATTTAGGTCATCAATGGAAGGAGCAGAACCCACCAATTTAGCTGGTAGTGATGCAAAAGTAACATTCCAACGGTAAAGCGTCTGGAAATCCGATAACCCACGTACTTGTTCAATTGTAGGTCTTGCCATAGTATCCTCCTAGTTACACTAATTGTTGAGCGGCATCAAACGAGATACCAGTTGATGTAATAATAACACGAAGTGGAATTTCTTCTACAGATCTTGTAGGTTTAACGTACAAGTCCATATTCATTCGGTTATTATCGATGTCGTTTGGTGTGTTATTACTAGAGTCGCAAACGGTACGGAAGTCAGTCATACCACGTCGTGATTTGATACCTTCCATATAATCGTCTACTTTGACTTTAGCAATTCTTCGAGTCACATCGTCATTGAGTTCAAACATGAAATCTTCAAGAGCCGCTGCTACTGCAGGTTCGATCACAATAAGTAGAAGTCGTACATTCAATCTATCAAGAGCCGATGGACGAGAAAGCAGGGTCTTTTGTCCCCAAATAGCAATACCCTTACCTGGAGCATACCGGATTGGGTTAATACCTGCATCATAAAGTACATCCATCTCACCTTTAGTAAATCGGCGACGAAGGTCCATAACATTGAGGACACCGCGTTTGAAACCTGCTGGTGGAAACCAAATCTCATAGTTAGCCGCACTGAATGAAATAGCAGCAGCTGCATATCCATCTGGAGCAACATAAAGTCTACGAGAGTTGAATTTGTCAAAGATAAGTGGATGTGGGGTAAACAATGCTGAATAAGAAGAGTTCAGATTCAACTGTGTTTTTCTATAATCCACTAGATCACTGATATAGGTAGCTGAAGCTTCAGCAGAAAACGGAGTTGACAACAATGCTACTGAATCTTTCCTTGCTTGCACTAAAGCATCAAGGGATTGACCGTAAGCTACTGTTGCATGACCACCATCCATCATAAGAGTGATAGATATTTTTTCGGTAGATGCAAAAAGTTCAGCCGCGATAATCATTTCAGCATCAGTCACTGCCAATCCATCGTCTCCACCATTCATAAATAGAGCTACTGATTGGTCAAGAGGTTCAACTGAACTGTCTACTGCTGCGTTGTCTACAACTGCGATATAGTTAGATCCTGATACCGCATCTTCTACATAGATATTTCGTCCGTATCCATCTTTTGCACCAAGAACACGAGAACAGATAAAAGATTCGATTGGAGTCACCAAGTTACCATTCTTGAAAACTTCAAGAAGGAATGCCCCTGGTTCTTTTACTACATCTGGTGCTGTTGCATATCTGGTGATTTTAACCGCAATATCATCATTCCATATACCTTGGTTAACCCCATGGATAAGCATTGCTTCATCCACATTATTTACCATGTCCACACCTTGAGTTTCCATCAAAGCGGTGAAACCAGAATTCCCACCTGTTCCGTGAGTAACTGCACCAGCGGAAGCGTTGGTAATTCTAAATTGGTTTGCATGTCCTGATACTGCCGATGCTCCATGAGCAGCAAGAGCTGAAATTACCGCAGCGGCCACTGCCGAACCTGCAGCATTTTGAGCAATTTGGATTACCATTCCGGTACCTGTTTGTGCAGGGTCACTTCCAGCAAGTGTAATATTTGCTCCAGAAGTACCAACACCAAAAGAGAAACCAGAATTTTGGGCAGTGCCATGAGTAATTGCACCCGCTACTACATTGGTAATTGCCAAACCAGCACCCACTGGAGCTGGAGCGGTGTAAGCCGCTGGTAATACCGCTTGAATAGCCGTAGCTACTGCAGAAGAAGAATCATTAGTGTTTAAATGTACAACCACACCAGTTCGTGATCCAAATGGACCTGGGTCAACACCTGCGTTATTAACATTAAACCAAATATAATGACCATTGCCACTTACTTGATTTAGGAAGAAATATTTGTTGTTAAGAGATCCAGCAGAATCGGCAACACAAGTAATATTAGTTACTTCTGCTACTGCAGGTACACTTACCTGAAACCATCCATAGAACGGAGCATCCCCTGGAGCCTCATTCCATTTAAAGTATTTACCAGCTAATGAAGATGCTACATCCGCTGCTGCTGTAAATTTTGTGATTTCAGCAACACCAGCAACGTCCACATTAGAATCAAAGGTATAAGCACTAGGGTCCGAAATACCAGTTGCAAGAGCCTGATTTACAGTCACTGCATCTGATCTTTTAATAGACACACCACCATACAGTGCTTGTTTCGCTGCACGTGTTACCCAAAGTTTATCTGATTTCTCAAGATAAGCTAAGGCCGAGAAGTGGTCTGTACTGTATCCGACTTCCACGCTCTTATTTGGTGTGAACATTTGCAAGAATTGGGTATCATTGGTAACTAAAACGGGTTCACCAATAGGACCTTTCTTCGATTGCACAACAATCGCACCAATAGCACCTGGAAAAGACGGAATTCTGGTAGATAAGTCTACCTCTGAAATTTTAACTTGTGGAGCACCCATTGTTTATATCCTCCTGATCATTGTAAATTTAAATTATTAAGCTTTTAATGGAACTAGCTGCATACCTTTTGGGTATCCACCTACTTTTTGCATGTTGGCTACTTTCACGCGTCCACGAGGTGGTACTATCATAGCAAGACCTTCGTAGGAAATAGTCATTGGGTGATCAAGTTTGTTAATCAACAAAGCAGGGGAAACCAACACTTCTTGTTCGATCGATGTTTTATCAACACCCGATACAAACTGAGTTTGCCCACGTGTAGATTCAACAAAAGATCCAGGTTCACCTTGAAGTCCAACGAACACTTTTGATGCCGCTGGTTTTTTCACTTCATCTTGTTTCTTAGCCATAAAACCCCCAAGTTATAATACAGTTGATTGGTGCGTACCGTATACTCCACCTAGAAAATCTTCAATCCTAAGGTTAATTTCCTTAATGTGCTTGACGTTTCCTCTAAGAACTGGGTAAAATCCTTTAATTTTGATTGTACCCTGAAGCATTTTATATGATACGTTGTCTGACTCGAACAGTTTATCTTCAAGAGGTTGGTAGTCAGCAAAATATAAGAATTTCTCCCCAATTTCTGCTGTCAAGTCAACTTCAAGTTCTTTATAACTTGAAATCCCTTCCTCAGACATATACATAATTTCAAAAAGTTCAAGATGTCTAATTTCCTTAGTAACAAAAAGAAAATTCACATCGAACTCACCGTGAAAGAGTCTGTAGACATTAGACGTGTTGTCATTAGTCTTCATATCTTTCCTAGCGAAGATGCTATTTGCTCTTCTACCAGGACCCCCAGGTTCTACATATCTAAGCACTGACCTTTTAAAGGCAAATAATGGATACATTGGAGAATTTTCTTTTTCTAGGTTTTTATTACCACGAAAATTCTCAACGGCACTTTCATATGATAATTTCTCATCATATACTGTATTAATGCCTGGTATCTCATTTTTGAAGGAATTTATCATGGACTCAAGCACTAACACCACAGTAGATGTTACTTCGTCAAATCCGTTTGGTAAATTCCCCATTAATCACCCAATGCCGATAATCGAAACTTTTGGAAGACCATTCTAGTGGTCCCTACTTTGTCTCTTCTGGTTACTTGGTATCTCCTAGTGCCCTGGTTAGCAGAACGAATAACTTCTACTCGATCTCCTACGTCAACTTTATCCGATGTAGTGTAAAGCCAACCTTCCTGAAATGAACCCGCTGAATGTGAATCTGCTGGGAAGAAATCGTCTCCAACTAGGATACAGTTAATGTCCCCTATTTTTTGACTAGCCTCTTCCCCTGCCTCTTTACCATAAACAGTGGTATGAACATTTTTGACCACACGGAAAACGCTAACAGTATGACTCTCGTAACCGTGTAACTCTTTATTAAGGAGCCACGCTTCGTAGTTCTGAGATAATACGTTTTCTATATCCTGTAGTCTAGGCACTAAAACCCCTTACATCTTTTTGCCGCGTAAGCGACCCATAGCTTCCTGTAACATACCACGAGCAGTTTCAACGTCTTCTTTATCTTGAACGTCTTTTACTGTATAGGTAGTATCATCAGCTTCGTTAAAATAGCATTCACATTTATCAGACATTGCCTGACAAACATCGGCCATTTTATCGGGTTCGTTCATATCGTCCACGACTTTTGCAAGTTCTGGAGATGCTTCACCTGCTGCTGGAGCTGGTGCTGGAGCCGCTGCTGCCGGAGCTGCAGGTTCACCCTTAGGTGCCGCTGCTGGTGGAGCTACTTCTTCTTCTTCCTTCAAAATCGTTTCCAACAAACGACGTGCTGTTGATTTCATTTAATTCCTCCTATTGAAATTATTATAACATATAAATTAAGAAGTTACAAGTTCTGAATCTCTTAAAGCCAAAAGCAGCGAGTGTACATGTTTGCAATATCCAAGAAATTCATCCGGATTCGCATAAGGAGCACCTGCTGGTGGTGGGGGGGTTTTTCTAGTATATTTTCTAAACTGCCCAATTAAACCACCCTCTTGAAATAAAGGGTATTCCCATCTATAACGAAAATCTTCACATGAACACTTAATTTTTACTGCATTACGACCTACAGAAGGACACTTATAATACATAAGTTTACCGTCTGCCTTGATTGGAATGCTATGAGATTCGTCTTTATCTGATTGGAAGTCTATCTTCCAAAATTGTACTGAAGTCACATAGTTTGCGGTTTCACCCTTAACTACTGCCCTGTACATTATAGAGTTATGATAAAGCTGTGGCCTAGATTCTAAGGTTTTTGATTGAAGAGGTAATCGCGGATACTTCCTAGGGTTTCTAGGAAACTCTCGCAATTCATCTCTAATATCCCTTAAAAGTTTAGGCAT